TCCCTGTACAAAAGTTTTATTCTGGTATCATTAACTTTAGTTTCTTCTAAACCGCTCAAACTTCTTTTAAAATTTTTAATAATCGTATCTGTATTCACAGTAGAATTTGGATTTCTTGAATTCCATGTTTGTGCTTGTTGTCTCAATACAACAAAAGAATCATATGTGTCATCATTTAAATCATCTAGTAGTTGTCTTGCTGTTGGATTAGCATCAACATTTCCATCTTTTAATTGTTGATTATATTTTGAATGAAATCCTACGGAACCTCTCGTATCTGCATTAGTCGTAATTTCAAGCTCATTAGCAAGCGACCAGGCTCTTCTTTTTGCTGGTTCTGATATGTCACTTAGATTAAAATCATTTTCTAAAAATCTTTGTTGTTGATTTTGCCGTCCTTGTTGTCGTCGTGCTTCTGCTTGCTGCCAAGGGCTACCCTTGGACACTATTGGCATAATTGTCTGATTATTAATTGGAGGCTTTCTTCTAAACATTGATAGCAGCCTAGCAACTATTCCACCAGCAAAGTATCCTGGAACCTTTCCACTTTCATTTATCTGCCTAAGCAAAGGTAGGTTATCTTGTGTTGCCTGCTTATTGACAACAAATTCACCAGGGGTGAGCATTGCTGGTACTGTGTCTGTATTTCCTGAACCTGGAATTGTACCGCCGCGATTTCTTCTAACCCTTGGACCTCTTGTACCTGCTGCTCCCATTGCTGCAGCACTTGTACCAAACACAAGTTCATTCATCGCGGCTGTCTCACGCATTTGTTGTGTCAAAATTTCATATGCATAAGCAAGTTCCATAACTGCTGCCTGAGCACCCTCACTTGCTCCAACCTGACCAAGTAGTGCGGCATTTACTGCCTCTGTAGATCCAGCCAATTGTTGAGATGCTGTTGCAGCATCAATTTGTTCTAGAGACATATAGTTTACAGACTGTGATACTGCATCAAATGCACCCTTAATACCGCCGCTCAAAAATCCTCTAAATGCTGAACCAGTTACTGCACCAAACTTTGTAAGTGTTCCAACAAGGTTTACCAACAAACCTAAGAACATTGTGCCTGCAGGTATTACGAGGCCAACAACAACTGTTGCCAATCCAATAAACTTCTTAGCAAAATCTGGCAAGTTATTAAATGCATCTGCAATCTTTGACAAGAAATTAATAACTGGAATAGCAAGCTTAGTAAACATTTCACCTATAGGTGCTATTGCCAACTGTAGTTTTTCCATTGCTGCAGTAAACTGAGTTCCTACTGCTTCTTCAATAGCACTAAGCTCTTTTTCTGCAGATGCCGCCATTTCACCAGCACTCATTCCTGTCATTTCAAGAACTCTGGCTGCCTGTGTTCCCTCTTTATTGATATTATCAAATAGTGCTGCTAGTCTTGCGTACTGGAACTTTCCAAAGATTTCTTCAATTGCCTGCTGTCTACTGAATTGATCAAGGGTGTCAAAGGCATCTGCTAGTGCTTGTACAGTACCCATCAGGTCGCCTCTGTTCGCCTGAATTATTGTATCTAAGGAAATGCCCATGCCTTGCAACTTTTCTTTAGCCTTGTCTGTAGGGTTAATTAATGAAGCAAGACCAGACTTGAGTGCCTGTGCACCCTGAGCAGCACTAACACCGCCTTCTTGCATTGCAGCAAGGAATGCAGCCAGATCTTCTACATCTCCACCAAGACCTTTAATTACTGGGGCAACGCGAGGGATTGCTCCAGAAAGATCTTGTAGAGTTACGACTGTTTGGTTTTCAACCATGTTAAGGAAGTTAACAGATTTAGCAAGCTCGTCACCAGAAAGTTTAAATGCATTCTGCAAAGAAATGGTTGTCTTTAGTGCCTCATTCTGTTCCATTTGGCCCAGGGTTGCAAGTCTGGTTGCCTGTGTTGTAGCATCAATCAGTTCTTGATTCTGTGCGCCTGCTGCGGCTGCCTCTGCAGCCAAACCAATAGTATCTTTTACGGCGATACCATACTTTGTATATTCTTTAGCAAGCTCTTTAACTGCATCAAGGTTGGCCTGCATTTCTTCTGGGGGAGTAAAGGCATCTCCATATACCTTTTTAAAGTTTACGGCTTCCTTTTCTAGCTCTCTAAATGTCTTTCCTGCAACAGCACCAAAAATTGTAAGAGGAACGGTAAAACCAACCATAAGCTGGCGACCAGTCCACTGTGTATTCTTACCAAAATTAATCATAGAAGTAGTTGCTTGATTAAGCATTGATCTATGAATTGCAAGTTTTTGAGCACTTACTGTTGCTGCATTATTAAATGCTTGAAGGGGTCTAATGGCAATTGCATCTCGCATACCATTTGCTGCTGCCCCTGTAGCAACAAATTGTGTTTGAAGTGCTGCTGCTCTTGTTTCTGCTAAAGATAGTGCGCTTGCTGCTGCTGCGCTATTTTTAAGAAACTTAGCACTAAAGAACTGCCCCAGAGTTCCTTGACCTTTTGCCAATGTTTTGTCAAGTTTGCCTGCGGCAGTTTGCATTCTTACTGTTTCAGCAGTAAAGAATCTAGATGCATTGACAAGCTCCATGAGATTGTCTTTTGCATTTCTCATTGCGGTTGCTTGAACAGCAGAACCCTTTGTTAGGGTAGAATTAAATGCATTTAATTGTGATTGAAGTCTTTTTAGGCCAGCAGCGGCCTCACTGGTATTAATATCAACATTAATACGAGCATTAGCATTAGCCAATCTTTGTCACCTGCCCGTCACCGTCAACTGAAACGGCATCTAGGCCAAGGCCAATTCCAAAACCCTTCATCTTGGCATTTTTACCTTTAAGTGCCATAACATCTTTGGGATTACTTGTTTTACCGCCGCTAAATGCTCTAGCCTTTATTTCTTCCCAGGTACTTCCCTTGTTTTTAGCATTAGACTGATCAAGATCAACGCCCTGGAGGGCTGCCATAAATTTTTTGTTCTGATAATCGTCTTCTTGTTTTGCTTCAAGAATAGCCACTAGTTCTGGCATTGACAGGTTATCCTCCAGTTCTTGGTAATCCTTCCAATGCCCCAGAAGAAATACCTTTGATTCTATTGCGGCGAGATCTAGCTCTGACCAGCTAGAGCCGCCGCTAGTGCGTTTGGGTCATCAAGTTTGATCCCCGCTGCGACTTCAATAATCTTGTAGATCGTTGGTAGATCTACAACATCTTCTAGCTTTGTTTTGTCTGAATACTCATCGTTGTACTGCTTCATCGCAATAGCAGCACAATCAAGAAGTAGATCCATTGACTTAATATTGTCAGAAGCAATATCTTCATCACCAATCTTCTGGAATTCTTTCATGAATTCACGCAGAAGAGAGATTTTGAGGGGACGCATAGTAATTGTTGTCCCATCAATTAATTCAACCTCTACCGTTTCGTAGACGCTTGTTGCCATTTATTCCTCCTAGAATATAATTAAATTATAGCATAGCAGGGGTATTTTATCATAAATACACTAAACCCCGCCTTTTTGGGGCGGGGCAAGTGTTATTAAATTTTTATTTAATTAGGAACCAACAACGCGGTCTACGATCTTACCGTAGGAACCGTTGTCTGCTGGTAGCAAACGGAATGAAACCTCAAACATTGTAGGCTCATCACGCTTTGCGGAAGCAGTTACACTCTCAATTGAAAGTGCACGGTGAGCGACGTAAACACGCTCTACCTTGTTAGCACCAATTGCGGCTGGATCACCTGAGCCTGGGCCTACAGCGATCATAGCACGCTCTAGTGGTACTTCACCAAGGTCGCCAGACTGAAGAACTAGTGTCTCTTCATTTGAGCCAGAGCCTGTTAGGTCTGCGTCTTGTGCTGCTGTTGCAACAAGAAGGTTCTCAAGAGTACCTTCAGCAAAAGCTGTGACCATGTTAACCTGCATACCCTGCTTGTAAAGGCGAGCAACGTCAAGTAGCTGATCTACCTGAACCTCACCAAAGTCTGGCTGGAACTGAACCTCTAGACCATTCATTGTGTAACCAACGTTGCGCCAGTTAGCGGAAGCGGAAGCTCCTGCTAGTGTGTCAGCAAACTCTGTTCCAGAAACAAAATCTGGAATATCGTCGCCTGCGGCACCGTCGAATGAATACTCTGCTGGATCTGTACCATCAATAAACTTTAGTGAACCACTTCTTGAAACAAAAAGCTGTGCTGCACCTACAATGATCTGTGTTGAATCACCAAGAGTTGCCATATATTTTTTCACCCCTTATTAGTTAAATTTGGCGTGGGGCGTTTCCTCAATTACATTATAGCCTATGTTTTAAGCATTGTAAATATCTGAGATATGATAGTCATATTTGATTATGAGGTTGGCAGAATACTGTTTATTTTTACCCTGCTGTTCTGTGGTGTTTCCAACGTAATTAACCTGGCTAGTATTTACACAATGAAAATATATTCTAGTATTTGATAGGGTTTCACCAGCATACTCATTTATATCCCGTGCCCCATCATCTTCTCTATCAAGGACATTGGAAATAAAGTCTCTCCATTCAAATATATCTCCTACCCCACCCTTTATGGAATACATCATTTGACCAGCTTTTACTGGATAGAAATATTTTCTTGTTGTTCTTGCTCTCATAAAGGAATCATAAACTATATAAGGCTTTGTTCCCCATGCCGTGTCTCCAGCTTTTATATCGCTAATTGGAAAAAATGGTATAAGGCCAGAGGTGTAATTAGAATATATAGCAGGCTTTGCCAATTCAAATTGCTTCCATACATATTTATTGATTATAAGTTCTGGATAATTACTCATTTTCACCACCTGGCATATTCATAACCCATTTTAGCGCAGTTGTTCTACCTATGCCAGCGGCATTGCCAGATTTTACTGCACTACCAAAATTCGACTCAAACCCTTTTGGATTCTCAAAATGTTGATAAAATCTAATTGCTCTTAAATATACTTGTTCAAAATAAGTATTATAAAATTCTTCAAACGCTGCAACAAATGATCCCCGTACACCCTCGCCACCTGGATTTTCTATTACAATTGGTCCAGCAGTAAAAAACTCATCTCCATTGTATTGAATAAACATAGCCTTTGCCTGAACAGCCTGAACTGTAATTGGAATACCTTCCTCCATAATCTCAGCCTTTTCATAAAATGGCTCTGACCCACCTTCTGGGATACTAGAAGATGTTACAAATTCGGAATCTATTTGTGCAGATTTTCCACTAAGTCTTTTCTTTAATTCCACAAGTCTTGAGTCTGGATCTCCTACTGCGCCCCACTCATAAACATGATGAAGCATTCCTGGATTTGTTCTTGCTAGTGTATCAAGGTAATCATAAAATGCATCAATGCTTGTATCTGCTAATCTACTTGCTACCGTTTTTTCTTGTGCTTTTGTTTCTTTAATAAATCCATTAGAATATGAAACAACATTATTTAACATTTTCATTGCTTCTTTTCCATCAAACTTAATTGTATACATTATAGAGCCACCTGCAAATCTGATCTGCGTAGCAATATTCTATATCCCATAATATTATGAACTGCATCAAACATTGGCTCAATTGTATCTATTTCAAAATTTGTTGGCTCTGTGTCAGTTTCTGTCCAGGCAATTGATCCGAAAGGATCTTTGATATTACGAACCAAGATATCTGTTGGCCTATAATGTGTACCATCTAAAGACTTATAAATATTTTCATTGGTACGCATATTTATTTTTACATCATACTCAAGAAACTTTTCTGATGTTAATTGAGTTCTCATTTGAGATTGTGGGTTTTCTTTAATTGCTGAACAATTAATGCTTCTATCCATTGTCCATGATCTTTGAAGTTCTCCAAAATCGTTCTGGCTTTTTGTAGCATAATAAATATCTGCAGTCATGGGGTAGAAAAGACCATTAAGATTGCCTTGGGGTAGCATTAAATCACCCCAGGAATTATTCTATTCTTATATCCCGATAGAATTTTGTCTGCAATAAGATTTCCTGTACCCGTGGTTATTCCCTTGCCAAACTTAACCTTAAACTCATTGTTGTCAAACTCTTCGATATATCTGTTGATATATCTCATGTTGTCATTTGTAATATCTTGCATAATAAGCTCACAAGCTTCTTGAATGTCTTCTGGTACAACAATGTATCCAAAATCTCCATCTACAAGATAATCGTATCCACTAAAAAAGTCTGTGTCAAGATATCTATCTCGCCAAACATATTTATACTCCATCTTATTTACTTGTGTTACGGAAGTAACAATAGATGTTCCATCTACACTTATCTTATATTCTTGAAGATCTTCATCTTCATAGTCATAAATTTTTACACCATTTTCATATAGATAATATAGTTTTTGAATTTTTTCATCTAATGGTAGGTAATCAAGTCCCATTCCATATATTTCTTTTTGTTTTCTTTGAAAATCAAACTTTCCTGCTTCAGACTCAATAATTTTTCTGGCTACCTTCTCAACTTGAATTGCCTGTGCTGTTGTAATTCCTAATTTATTTTTTACGCTTGTAATATCGCAATATGGTTTAACAACATCAATTCCATCGGTTATTACTAATGCACTAGCAGCAGTATAAACTGTTGCTTTAAGACTTCCAGTATAGGTAAGGTAACGATCATCAAGTCCAAAGGTTACAATTTTAGAAGAATTAGATGTGGCACTAGTTGAATAGGTGCTTCCAGTTGTCAAATCATCATATGACAAAATATAGAGTGTTGATGCGTCTGGTACGCTAAATGAAACCTCTACGGTTGTTGTTTCTGGAAGTCTAAGAGTTTCCATTCACTATACCCCGTAGGCAATTGCCACTTCTTCTGGTGTAGCCATTCTTACCTTTGTAGAAATTTTCATCCATTCATCGGCCTGATCTGGCGTAACAATGTTATATCCCTTGTCTAGCCTTCCTAGAGCTGGGTGAACTAGTTTGCCCTCTGAATAAACAGCGGTTGGTTGTGGCTTAGGATCTTCCTTTTTTGGAGCAGTCTTAGAAGTGATTGTTTTAGAAGTTGTCTTCTTTGTTGACTTTGGCTTATCTTCTACCTCTACTTCTTTTTTATCTTGAAGTGATTTAGAAACATATGCTTTGTCATAAGAACTTCTAATAATATTATCGCTCATTATAATCCTCCTTTGTTATTATATCATCTATAAAAGTGTTGAAGGGGAGCCATATTTCAGACTCCCCTCCAAACTACTTGACAAAGAGATTACTTGCTGCCGTAGGCAACTGCGTCTGTCTCTTCGATCTGAACACCAAAGCGAACGAATACTGTGTACTCTACTGTGTCCTTCTTTGGCTTGAACTCGCGGTGGACTGTAACATCTCTCTGGAATCCCCAGATACGATTCTCTGGGAATGTGAGTGAGACATAATCATCGGGGAGGTATGGAACCTCAACGATTGGAAGCCCGAGAACGCGGTACTGTAGTGGAGCACCAACAATCTGTGGAACACTACCATCAACAATGCGCTCAACAATTCTCTCTGAAGAGAAGTTGCCTGTCTGAGCGAGCTGATTGAGTAGGCTGGAAAGTGTTGGTGAACCAGCATAGAACTTCATGGCTGAACGTGAACCACGGTACTTTCTTGGCATTGCAAGAATAATATCCTGTAGATCCTGTACTGTCCATGTGCTACCACTTGAGGTTACAGCAGCGGCCTGATTGCCACCAGCTGTCTCCTTTGCGTGGAAGCCCTCCATGATGCTAAGGAACGCATTTGTTCCAGAGCCTGTTCCGTTGATAGCTAGATCCTCTAGATCGTTAGCGAATGCACGGGTCATTGTGCGAACCAAGTGGTCCTCTAGACCTGCACCTTCGATGTTATCCTCTAGAGCTTCAGTTGAAACCTCCCAATCCAAACGGATCTTCTTGGTGGTAACCTCAACCTTAGTGAAAGCAACATCAGCGTTTGTGTAAGTTGCATCAGCCTGTGCTGCTGCACGGATTACACGCTCGCCAACGTTTAGCTTCTCTAGCTCTGCGGTGTTGGAACGCATTGTTACTCTGCGACCATCTTGTGCTAGTACCTGCTGCTCCCAAATGTATTCGATGAACTGGCGAGACTGCTCAGGATTGAGAATACCGCCATCATCGGTTGTGCTGCCAACAACACCGAGGTCACCAGCGGCTGGGTTTGTTACACCCCCAATACCACCAGAAACTACTGCGCCTGTTGCAGCTGCCTTCTCTAGGATTTCGTCTGACATTTTTATTTCACCTCCTATTTATTTACCGATATAAGTCAGCGGCTTTGAGGAAACGACCGCCCCACATCGACTTTTCAGTTGTATTTTCTTCCTGCACGATCCCGCCAAGATCGCCAGACTTGCGAACGGCTGTGTCAGCTTCTACAGCATCAACACGCCCTTCAAACTCTGCTACATTGCCTTTTACAGTTGTTACTTCCTCTTGTACGCCGTCTAGAGACTTCTTCATCTCTGCGACCTGCTCTGCAATGCCCTTAACTACTGCAGCTAGATCTCCTAGTGAATCTGCAACAGAATCCTTGATCTCGCTAACAGCCTTTGCCAAGTCATCTGTGCTGCCTTCTTCATTAGGAGTTGTGGACTTTTCGACTACCTCTTCAGTTGTGGCTTCCTCTGTCTCTTCTGCCTTTTCTACTGTTTCTTCGGCAGAGTCCTCAACAGCGTCCTCTGACTTCTCTACAGTCTCAGCATCTTCTGCAGCGTCATCTGCCTTTGCAACTTCTTCTGTTGTCTCTTCAGCAGGTTCTTCAACAGTCTCTGCTTCTACTGCAGCGTCCTCTGACTTCTCAATTGGAGCAGCCTCTTCTGAAGACTTTCTATTTAGAATTCCCACGTTATTTCCCTCCTTTTCAATATTTTCGTCAGCAATTGACTTGGCTATGTCTTCGTCAATCGCCTCATTTTTATCAGATTGTGAATCTGAAACCTTTTCAAATGATGTAATCAAAGATTTTACAACTTCGGATTTATTTACATC